ATTTCTCCAGATGAGCGAACAGGTCCGTCTAGAAAATATTGACAGATACGTTGACAAGCCCTTTTCAAAGGATTATCAGGAATTTCGCCATGTATCCGATCTCGAATTACAATTATCCCAAATTCCAGATCATTCTACTATTCGGACAATTTGGATCAATCAGCATGGTTATTTCGAAAAAAGGGAATACTAGGCCCAGAATTTCCACCAGGGTTTTTTTGTCCCGAGCTCCAAACACTTTGAATCCTCATCCAAAAGGCATATGTCCGTCAATGGAGGAAGGCCATCCATCTGAATTCCCTCCTGAATTGTCTCTCGAATTCCAGCCTCAATTGGAGAAATATCTCCCTTCTGCATCGTATACAGAGTTCTAAAGTAAAAGTAATAGTCTCCGTCAATTGTTTCTGCCCGAATTTCCTCCTGTGGAATACTCGGCAATTTCCAAAATTTGTGAATATACCCTTCAAATGTTTCAATAGGATACTGAAAGGACCCGTATACGGAATTTTTTCCAAACATGGCCTTTATTCGAAATCCGCGAATTGTCACCATATCCGTAGAAAATCCCTCTATAGGATATTTCCATATAAGTATGTTTATTATAATCAACCCTATAATAATTCCGTGGAGCAATTTCATCTATATAGTCCAGTTATTTTATCATGAATAAGTAAGATGAAGACGCCCGAAGAACTTCGGGCATTTATTGAAAATATAGTAAATAAACATGTGCCAAATAAACATGTGCCAAACTCTCTTCCCGATCCCCCTTCCGTAGGGAATTTCAAATGTGATATGGTCATTGCAAGATACAAGGAAAATTTGTCCTGGCTCGATAGATACCATAAATATGGTTTTCGCGATATTATTGTCTACAACAAGGGGAAAAATGATGGAAAATGTAAACTGAATTCCATCACATGTAAACAGCATCATCTACCCAATCATGGAAGATGCGATCATACCTACTTATACCATATCATCCATAACTATGACAATCTTGCCGATGTCACCATATTTACAAAGGGTTCGTCCAATAATTATCAAGAGAGGAAGAAATTGTTATTCACCATAAGTAAGGTATTTGAAACGAAAAATTCCGTGTTTAGTGCTGCAAAAATGGATACGCCTGTACATATATCCGCGGCAGGATTTACATTAGATGCACATAAAAGTAAGTATCATGAAAATCACAATACAGATCCTAAAAATAATATAACAAAACCGGCCGATATACGACCCTTTGATAAATGGTATTTACACCATTTTCCCGATATAAGCATATATAATATCGTATTTACTGGTGTATTCGCCGTTTCTAAAGAGCATATCCATCATCGCCCTATTGAGTTCTATAAGGAGCTTCTAAAGCAGTTGGAGGGACATTCCAATCCGGAAGTTGGCCACTATATTGAACGCTCCTGGATTGCAATATTTTATCCGCCCGATAAAAATGATACAAAAACTATTGATAACTATATGGGCTGTATATATCATGATGTACTACATGAAATATATATGGGAGGCTCTCGTAAACGTCGTAAGTACAGGCGACGGCGCTACACACGATAAAAGTAAATACTTGGCGCTAAGACCACCCTGTGGCCTTAAGCATAAGGAGTACTTAACTTCAGTACTAGACCTTATGAAGCTATTTTCTTCTGCCCGTCTCAAACCCTATGAGGTACTCGGTGCCTTTATAAATATTCAGACTTATAGGCATCCTATTCTACCTCCCGATATGTATTACTTTGTACCGATTTTAGTTACAAAATTTGTACAACCCTATACATTCGAGCCCCATTTTATGGGTAGTAGATCACCCGTCCTTGATATTTACACCATGCGTGAATTCAGATTTCCATATGTGTATAGCATGAAAAACTATCATGTTGACCCCCCAAAACCGAAAGTATTTACCTCCTATTCATTCCAATATGATATATATAATGTCGAGGATATTCAAATTCCCGGCGAGTTGAAGGTCGGCGATGTCATCATATCCGTCTCCGGCAAATAAATTTAAGATAAATCTCGTGATTCATTATGCCATCTACCATACAAACATCAGGAATCAAATATATAGGTAGTAAAAATACGATAGTACCGACGATTGTTTCCACCATACAGGCTCATTGTTTAACGGGCTCCAGTCCGAGAATCATCGATGTGTTTACAGGGACAACCCGTGTTGCACAGGCCTTTCGTTCTCAGGGCTGGAATGTTCAGACAAGCGACATATCGTGGGCATCCGAGCCATATGCCCACGCCTTCATGATTCGAACACAGGCGTCCGGCAGTAGAATCGGCGATTTACTAAAGGGGCTGAACGCCGTCGAGCCACAAGAGGACTGGATTACACGCAATTATTGCGATGTATCCGGCGTAACAGGGGGCATCGTTCGTATGTGGAAACCCGAAAATGGAAGAAAGGCCGATGCAATACGGAATAAAATCGGCGAATTATATGATACGGGCGCAATCACCCACCATGAAATGATGATTTTAATAGCGTGCCTCATATTTGCCCTCGATAAGGTCGATAATAGTGTGGGGATTCAACAGGCATATTTGAAAACCTGGTGTAAGCGTTCTCATAATCCACTCATTCTAGAGGATTTGCCATTCTATGATGGGCCTCCTGGAACACACGTGATAGGAAATTGTCTATCAGTGCCATATACGGCCGCCGATATTGCCTATCTTGATCCACCCTATTCCGAGCATTCCTATTCGACCTATTACCATATCTGGGATAGTATTACGAAATGGGATAAACCCGATGTGAATTTAACAACAAATCGGCGCTCGGATCGTGTTAGTAAATCGAATGATTTCGACTCATCCATGGTAAGTGAGTGGAACAAGAAATCCACTGCCCTTGGAGCCTTTCTCGATATCTGCCGAAAACTCCCCGTGAAATGGATTATCATCAGCTATAATGACGAGAGTCTGGTGCCGATTGATACACTCGTGGAAGCGCTACGAAGCGAGTTTACAACCTTGCAGAAGATCACGATTCCCTATAAACGCAATATCATGTCGCAAATTGGAAATGCAACTCTACATAATGACGAGTACAAAACAGATAATAACGAAATATTAATTCTGATTGAAAAAAATTGAAATGGGCGCCGGCGTTTTATTTTTACAGCCATGCATGAGCTTCGTATCAAAATTCCACAGGATTTTCCGTCCGATTCGAAGGATAGTATGGAGCTTTTCGATGAATATATGGCCAAAGAGGCTATGAACTTACGAAATATGTATTTCACTTTGGCAATAGGTCTTGCACTTATGTTCTATCACACAGGTCACTTCGCTTTCTTATACGGAGTTATGCTTACACTCTGTTTGGTGGTACTATTTGCAGTATCTAGCCAGTGAGGGGGGCTACGTAATGTATATTGTAAAAGGGTGCTTTTCCCTTTTACATAATACAATCGATAACATGACACTACGTTTTTCGAAATGCGATACTCGGTCGGCATTGCACACGGCGGATCTTTCCATCCGTTTGATACCAAGGTTCGAGGAATATTGGCCGTCAACCATACTAAATGTTCCTTACAGGAATGCGTTTTTTTGAAACGAAACGTGAATTCTTTACACAATTCCATACCAAGGCTACAGAGCCACTCGTAATGCTCCTTGGATGCTCGAGTCCAAATGGCGGATGGATGCTTCGGATTATGAATGGATAAATATCCGCGAATACCGCTGGATTTCTGGAGAGGGGCATCCTTAAAAGAAGGAAGACGATTCTCTTCCATCTCTAGAACCCAGTGTGCAGTATATAATAACTGCGTAGTCTCTAAAATCATCTTGACTACGTGTTTGTTGCAGTGCCAACGAGCACATCTCTTGGCATTTGGATGAAGAAAGAAGATGTTCATTCGGGCGGTAGCAATTCAGAAACAAATTTTCGGCTTTAATTTTTTGTCGGCAAGATCACGGATGCTGGAATATTTGTAATCATTTCGTCAGTGTGCGGACCCTTGTACCAGACAATGCGATCCTTCAAGGTATTTGCAAACGATGCCCATACATTCACCTCCCAGGTAATACAGCCCATATCTAAATATCGCTGCAGGGCGGACCTGTGAATGGAATAGAACTCGTCGGCGCGCGAGGTTGCAACGACAAAAAATCCTCCACTCAGCATCCAATGAATGCCGTTCCACAAATAGGGGAATGGCTCGACGGGACCAATCGGATGACATCCAGGAAAGAGCACAAGAGGAATCGAATGAACCGCCAAGGTCTTTAGACGCGATAGGGTATTCTCTTTCTCTTTGAAAATTTTGGAAATTCCGGAATCAATGTAGGCCATATAGTCGGTTGTCACATGCTCTTTTGCAAGCGTGAGTAGTTCCGCCTTAGAGTTCATGAGCATCATATACTCTAGGGTATCCTTCTGCTTGTTTCTTGATGGAGGAAGTTGAAGAGGTGTATCGCGCTGCTCATACACGGCCTTATAGGTATTGAGCGTCTTTATATCAAGAGGGATTACCTTGATAGTTGGCGATATATCAGTTAGAAGTGGCTGAAAAAACTCGTCCACGTATAAAATTAGGGGGATCTCCATCTGTAAGAGGGGGTGGACCCATTCCATTCGCTTTTCGGTGCCCCAATAATCATTCTCTAACTTGACCAAAAATGAAACATATGTGATATTTGCCATTTATAATGTATATGCACAAGTCTTTAGACGTCGTTCTCAACAATCTCTTTTGTGACGGCGGCGACAATGACAGCCTCTAAAGGAGACTGCCCTTGAACAAAGGCGCTCTCTATAAGAGCATCCGTGGCCTCCTTGAACCATTCGAATGTATAGGACATTGTCTTGGAATCAAAGCTGGTGTGAATGCCTGGAAAGAGTGCCTCCACCTTCTCGACTGCCGCCCAGGCCTCAGGGGCTACAATTCCAAACTCGTCGCTTTCCAAGATGAATGTGGCTACGAATTCACCCCTGTGGGCAGTCATAATCACTTCATTATAGAACTTATTCACGAGTGCATCCTCCTTGATTTTAGCCACCTGAGTGGCAATATCCTGAAGCTCGCCAACAGGAATGGGTTTAAAGGACATCTGGGGGGTGTAGACTACTTGTGAAAAATTCCGGTTCAAATTTTCTTTCTATCGTGTAATTATATGGTCCTTGGTGGCATTATTTCGAGCGTCCTGATGTTCCTAGGTGTAAGTTCTGGCCAAGATGTGATCGGCTCCACTGGATGCACTATGCCCACCTGCGTTTTTTCGAATGCCCATCTCCGATTTGGAACCGGCGCGGAAACTTCCGTAAATCAATGGGGGCTGTTCAATCAACCATGGTATTTTTCCAATACGAGTAACACATGGTATAAGTTGACTTTTTCGAATTATCCGCTGGATACGGCAATCGGTCTTGGATATGGGGCTCCACAATGGAGTGGAGCAAATATTATGAATTTGTATTCATTAACCCCCACGAGTTCCGTCACGGATTATTCTGAGTATGTTGTCAGTGGAGGAGATACTATAAAGACGATTGGCCACGGAAAAATCGTTTCGACGCGTTCATTCAACATCTTTTCAAATAATATGGTTCTTCAAAATACATTCGTTTTGGGACAAAATGCCAGTTTCGTGAAAATTATCACGCGCGTTATAAATAATTCCACGGCGGTCATACCGAATGTTATAATATGGACGGGGACGCGCGACGACTTTGTAGGACTGACTGATGTCAATACGAAAACGCGGGGCAATCTGAATACGGGGAGTTTTGTTCCTATTACACAAAATAATCAATCTTCGTTTGCAATTATGATTACTAATACAAATGAGGGCGTTTTATTCTATTCGGAAACTCCGGGAGTAATGACCGCTTTTGCTCTATGTTGCTCTTTCTCGAATGTCTATAATACAAACCCTCTCACACTTGCACCAATGACACCTGCACCGACGGATGGCTCATATGCTTTGGTATTGCCTGTAGGGAATATTTCGGTGGGTGCTTCGGCGAGTATTACATGGTACTATGCAGCAGGGGCTGTATCCAATCTCAATGCAGTTGCTGAGAATGTTGCGGCGAATCAGGTGGCAGATGCTCCGAGCGCTTCTGGGACTGGCACAGGCTCTGGAACTGGCACAGGCACTGGCACTGGCTCTGGCACTGGCTCTGGCACTGGGTCTGG